TTTTTTTTTTTTTTTTTTTAGAAAAATAACTTTAACATATATTTACGTATCTTAATTTAAGTTTACACTTCTTGATCCTTAAAGAAGAAAAGTGAGAAAAACTTCTACTGGGCATGCCCAGGGATCGAACTAAAAATAGTTACTAAAAGTAAGGGCATACCTAATATATGCAAGGCTAGTATTTTTGACAAATGAGCCTAATCTAATGTTAATAAGAAGAATTATGATTAAATATTATATAAGATTGATTAATTCTTAAATTTAAAGACTAAAATACTACTATAATTAAGAGCTAGTAATAAGTAATTCTAATGTGAGCTAATGCTCGTTCAGGATTCCCAATCCACACAACGTTATTGTAAACAGCTACAGTTTCGGCGTAATGACCACACAATGACATAATCACTATATACATATGTACATAGCTTTCAATCAAATAGCAGCACAGCCTACCATTGTTTCCTCAGTTTCACCTGTAGTGGAACATAACGTTTTTAATTTATGTCGCAGTATATTGAGACACAAAGGGAGGTCCAATCAGTTGATTGAACGAAAAGTCATCGCCAACGGCCCTATAAACAGTAATTTTTGTTCTGTCTAAAAGCACGTTAGTGTTTGACGTTGAAAGATCTACTTCAGTGAAATTACGCTGGAATAAATCGGACGACATATTCCCACCTGCCGTAATCGGAAGAATGGGATATCTCGCATAGTGGGGTACTTGAAACTCAAATACACCCTCAAGATTTCGTGGCATATAAACGTCAGCCGCTGTATAAGATTCCGGCAATAAACCAGTAGCAAATGCAACAGGTGATGAAGAATCAGTGATTAACTGTTCAGGTAGCAAACGAACTCTAGCGGCGTATATTTGAGCGTCATATGGAAGAACTTTGAATCTGAAAGATCCACGGAAAAACGCATATAGATATGAATAATAATCATACATATCAATAGAACGCGGTAACGTAGATCCACTAAGTAAAGGACTATTGACTTTTGAAGGTTGTATTTGATAAGCACCAGTAATTAAATTGCCGGCGTTTTGATCAGTGAAAACCCTATGAAATCGTTTAAGAACTTGACGAATAGAGGACACTTTTTCTCCCACTGTAATAGCACCACCTACATAATTAGTAGCAGGAAAATCTTTAGATGTTAATGGAGCTGTGACTGCACCAGTGGCTTGAATAACCTCTGGAGGCGCAATCACGGCTTCAGCTTCACCCACCTGAGCAACTGCGCGAGTCAATCTATTTAAGACTGTATCGGCAGTTAATGCTGGAGGAGGGAATAACACACTACTAGGATATATAGATGGAAGACGGGGTATTGAGAGTTCAAAGTCCGCTGCGGCGCCAACTTCTGTTATAACGTCGATAGATGAAGACACAGTACTAACTGCGCGAAGTTCGTTGAGTACAACCATATAAATGGTGCCCGTACTAAATGTATTATCGCGAGCAGTACCAGGGAATGCATTATCAACTAATAACCACTGTTGGATAGCGACAAACGGTACATTAAACTCTACATCCGTATCAGATCGAAGATCCACTACAGTAGAATAATTAGCATCAATATCGAAATTAGAAGGAAGAGTTACGCCATTTGAATAATCGCCTGGAACGTAAATAAGCCTGACCCTACCAGAATGAAATTTAGTTTTAACAAATTTGAAGTTGAAATTAATACCACCTCTCCATTGCCTGAAAGCAGCTGAAGTGTAAGCTAAAGTTGTTGGGGCATACTGAGCGGTGGATATAGTATAGCGATAGAAATTTGGGGTGATGGGCGCGCTGAACAGCACTGAACCCGCTGGAGACGTTGCATTCCATGCGAATCGAGTGTAAAACGTTTGCGTACGAGCGACATGAGATAATGCCATCTCATCCACATTCGTCCGAAAAAGCGAGGCATCAGTTTCAAGGGAGTTATCGGAAAGAAGTGAAAGAACATGAGAAGTGTCAACACCATCAGAGTTTGCCATAAAGCGAGTACTAGAAAGTTTCGTTACGTGGGGCGCTTCAATAGAAGTTGGTTTAGACCAACCGAATTGACGCGCGACGTCTGCGATATTTTTAGATACCCACAATGCAGGTTGAGCAAACTGTGATACACCGGGAATGTCAGCGACAGCACCTAAAGCAGTAGATATAGCGGAGGCAGTGGAGGTAATAATACCAGCACCGCCGGCTTCTTCCACTGCTTCAGAACCTATTTGAGCTGTTGCAGTGAGTGGCAATCCGGTTGGGTAACGCAATTGGATATTTTTAAAATTCATGAAAATTGTGTAATCAACAGTACCGGCTGATGAGTCGACTAGCGGAGAATAAACCACTAGCTGGAATCGACCCATCGAACCAATACCATTAGGAAGTTCTGAAAAAGAATAAGGACTTATATAAGGGACACACATAGTTGCTTCAGTACAGGTAGATAAATCTAAATCTATATGAGGGCAACCAGTAATTGGGGGGAGAAATTTGATGTTAGCATTTAAAGAAGTAACAGTTGATTTATAATAATCTTGTTTACCACCAAGGTATCTATAACCAGGAATCCAACTTAACAACAATCGGCCAGCTTGAAAGGGTTGAGAATTAACTTGAACCCGAATTTCACAGTCAGCACGAAAGCCGTAAAAGCGATCAACCTTAGTTTTATACATATCCTTGAATAATAAATCCCAGGGAAGTTCGAAAGCCTGAAGAACTGTTCCGCGTTCCACATTTGTCTGCCATGCGGCAGTCACCATCATAAGAGGTCTTTCCAAAAAGGAAATAATATTATGAGAGCGACCATCATTGACGCAATCCATAAACGCATTGTTGTATGAGACTGGATCAAGATGAACATTAGAATTTGGAGCAATACCTTCAGAGGAGAATTTTAAAATTTGTTGTTGTTGAGTATAGTTTTGAGTGTTTTGAAAATTTGCAGGTAAGTTTCTGACATTAATAGCTACCTAACCAATTAATGACATTTGATATATATCTAGATTTTAATGGGGCTGCCATTGGCCATCTTAATAAGTAAAGTTAAATAACTAAGCCTTAGAATTTAGTAGCAATTATATTAATTTTCCATATATCTAACATTATAATATAAAGATCACACTAAAAGTTTATTTCTGTATTCAATTGTTCGTTCCTGAATTTGGCTAATACAGATCGCCTACTATCAGGATTAAAAGTGATTCCAGTACCACGAGTGATGTTTAGACCACAAGCTACCATTTTAGGTCGCCAGTAATCATCTACATCACGATCGTGGAGGGCAAGTTCGGTAAGACAATACGTCGATAAGGTATCAACACATATCTGTAATGCAGATGCATTACCCGCACGAACCCAATTCGGTGCATCAAGGAGCACATTGATATCTATAGGGGAAACCCATAGCTGAATACTCTCTTCAAAGCGAAATTTGCGTTTGAGAAAAGAGACATCAGCTAGTTTTCGAGCCTTTACAATGTCACCTGTTTTTGCTTCGTCGGTCATGTCCATATCTAAATTAGTTTTAAGTACTTGTGTAAGAGTTTCCTGATTATACAAGTCTATAACAGAATGTCGTATATTCATAATGAAGTCATCTCCATAAAAAATAGACGATGTGTGCTCAAAAAACGCACTCATCGTTGCTAAATTTTCATAGAGCGGTTCATCTTGCATAATTGACAACCAAGAGTCAGCTAAGACACAGTGATTTACTATACTATTAAGTATAGCCGTCGCAGGGCAACCAGAAGGTATACCATTGCGAACGAAATAAACCAATGCGCCCTTTGCTTCTTCATGATTAGCAATATGCAAATGATTAAAACATTCCATTCCTAATTTATATATAAAGTCGTAAAATTGTTCTTTAGTTAAATTTCGACCACATACCACATTACGGTTTGCTTTGACAATGTTTTCCCAGTTAGCAAGTAACCAGTCACACATGATCTTCACGGCAACTTCAACGTATTGCACAGGTAGAGTTCCATCAAAATTGGAATAATCTCCTGCGATTACGTTGGAGCCTTGGCGTTGAAGACGTTGTGCGAGCTTAGTCCATTCCACAGAGGTAGGGTTAATACCAACGGCTAGAGAGTTATCTACGCGATTTCTCATAGCGTGTGCAATGAACGGGAGAAAATATTGTCTAAAAGCAATACTATAATGCATGGGGCATGCAGTGAATAAACGAGTTTTACCAACATCAGCTTTTGCGATAGGAATCTTAGCGTCCTTTAGTGTATCTATCCAGATAACTTCAGGGCGCACATTTTCCAACATGCTAAGCTTCAATTGTTCAACATCGTCTAATAACTGAAGACAAT